GCTTTAATTCTGTCCATCCTGAAGGTAGACCCATCATCCACTCCACAAATTTCGGACTGAGTGGCCCACCAATCACGGTTAGTAGCGGGGGACACTGGCCACCCATCACTTTTCCCGATTCCTTTGTAGTCTTCTTTCTCGGGGGGAGAGGGGTATTTGCCGAATCTCGACAAGTAGGAGTCGGAAGTCTTCCTGTTCTTGCAAGTGCTTCCAGACAATTCGATTGCTGAGAGTTTCCCTTTAGCCTGTATTTGTGTTCCGATGCGCTCGGAGTGGGCAAGACAGAACCATCTTTCTCTTTTATGGTTTGCTCCAATTTCGGAAGCGGATAGATGAAGCCATTTAGCTGTAAACCCCAGTTGGGCCAATGCTTCCTGAACTCTTTCGGCCCCTCTTGTTTCAATTGCAGGTACGTTTTCAAAGAAAGCGAATGGCGCTTTTGTTTCAGACAGTAGTCGAATGAACTCAAAAAAGAGTCCGCTACGCTTACCATCCAGCCCCTCGCCATTTCCTGCCGTGCTAATGTCCTGACATGGGAATCCTCCGTAGATAAAATCAACCACGCCTCTAAGTTTGTTTCCGTCCAGTGTTGTAACGTCATCCCAGATCGGAGCGAACGGGAGAGATCCGTCATCCATTCTTGATATGAGCATTGCTTGAGGGAATTTTTCAATTTCACAGTACATAACTGGTCGAACCCACTCACTGAGCGCGAGGTCAATCCCGCCGTATCCTGAAAACAAACTGAGTCCATTTAGCATCCTTATTTTTCCCCGATTAATATTCTGTTACACTGTCTCAACTTATGACTTAGTTCTTTGCTCGCCAGCTCACGACCTCTTTTAATTCCGAATTCCTTGGCATAGTAAACCATTGATCCAAGTACGGCATAAAGAAAAATAACGCTCAACATAGCTTTAAAAAAATCCATATAAATCCCCTGATTAAAACACCCACTTAATAGGCGTATCTTTATCCGCTTCTAATACTAGATGACTATTATCCATTCTGCACATTGGTAAACCATTGATAGAGATGCCTAGATACCTAAAAGATCCGCCATCAGCAATACAAAACATAGAGTCAATGTATGATGATTTTGCCATGAGGTCGGATATTTTTTTTGGTTCTGTCTCTCTGTACTTCTGAGCAAATGCTTCCAACATACCAGGCACAATGTAGACAGGTAGAGGGATTAGAGAATTAATAAAGTCTTGTGTTTGCTGATTTTCTGCTTTGAATGTTTTTAGAAGAACGTCTACTCTTTGTGGGTCTTGCTGGATCATCATCGCCAATTCTTTCAGTGTCATATTCGCTCCTTAGTATTTTCCTAATCGTATTACGATCAGTCGTATGGATTAACTTTCTCATTATTTCAAGACAAGCATTAGCATCAGAAACACAATTGTGATGATCTAGCTTAATGTCTAATACTTTACAGATAGAGTCTAGTCTAAGATTCTCAAAATTGTAACTGTCTTTAAATATTTTACATAGGGTATGAGTAGAGTAAGGTTTTATCTTATTGATCACCCAGTAAGATTCATCAGAATGATAACTGAGAAGAACCCTTAAAACAGCATAATCATAAAATACTTCTTTACCGTATGATGCAGGATTAGTGTGCATCCATAACTCTTCTATGCTGTTATCTTCTATCCAGTTAGTTAATTCTTTAAACGATGCGCTAAATCTTTTATAGGTATTAGCAGTTTCTTGCGATATGCCATGAATGGCCTCAGCTTCATTAGACCACTTAATAGGTCTACACTTTAAGTCATATGTAGATTTTACATTCATCCCATGGTCCACACAAATAAAATGCCCTTCAATAATCTCAGCATCAAATGGATTTAAAGATGTTGTTTCTAGATCGACAATACAGATCATTTTTCTTTCACAGTCACAAATGAAAATTCGTTTACCACAACAGTGCTGATGCGCTTACCTTCAGAGTTCTCGAACTGGTCTACGGTTCCCTCAATTAGGATTAAATCTTTATTCTTAAAATTGTTAATAATCGTTTCGGCCATAGAGCCATACGCAACAGTGTCATGAAAAATAGGAAAATCTTTATCACCCTTTTTTGACCATGTTGTGATGGTAAACTTAGCAATCTTTTTGCCTGTTTTTGTAATCGCTTCCTTTAGATTGTAAATTTGTCCACCTAAAATAACTAAGTTCTTGTTAAGCATCTTATTTCCTGTTTTTGTTAGCGTCTTCAATGAGCTTAGAAGCTTGCTGTTTTGTAAGTCCTGTTACGTTGATATTTTCTCCACACAATCTTTTGACTAGAGATACCTGAGCTGGAGATGCCAGATCATTAACTGTTTTTTTATCTGGTGGAAGCTGTTGCTGTCGTGGTTGATTACTTGTGACTGAATTAGCATCATCATCATCTTCTCTAGTAGATATTCCTAGCAATGCCTGGAGCTGATAGCGTTTGTAATAAGTGATCAAAGAACCTAACTTTTGTGGATCCGCATGAATGGGAAGGATAATTTCTGATTCTATAAACTCTCCTGACGAATGGATGAGCCTAGTCACCAGGATATTTTTATCCTCAATTACTTTAATAGGTTGAATCAGTGCAAGCTCACAATCATTTAGCACTGGTAAAACAGACTGAAGAATGGAGCTTAGATCGGCATAATTAGAGTGGAAGAATGGATTTACTGAGTCTTTATTAACTGGCTTAAATTGACTTTGAGCTTTTACGATTGCTTGCGAAATTAGTTTCATACTTTCTCCTTTGGATTAATTTATCAATATCTGCTAATGCTTTATCAAAAGCTTTTACTCTATTTTTCTTAACTCTACAATCGCAATTTGTTCTAGATACTACTTCATCACAATTTCTAGCATTTATGCCATACTGGAGTAAGTATATTTTACCACATATGTGACAAGTAATTTCCTCATCCATTTTCTACCACCTTATTAAAGATAAAAACAACCACCATATGGATAGTTCATTTTACAAATATTTTCCGCAACGCTTTGAACGTAAGACTCACTCATCTTTAGAGCAATACAATGATCAATGGCAACCTGTTGAGGAACGCAGCGTTGAGTTTTATGACCACCACAAGATGAGACTAAAAAAAGCAGTATTAGAATCTTCATAGAGGATCCTTTTTATGTAAGCTTATTTTCCTCAGCGTATCTTTTAAGTGGGATTAGGAAATAGTTAAGGTCTGTTTCTTTTTGATTACTAATTCTTCCCTGGTCTATTATGGCCTGAGGTGTTGGCTTAAAGTAGCATCTTAACCAATCGCCAAGAACTGCTTTCTCAATAGTGGAGCCTGTCCAGTTAGAGTTACATTCGTAGTTAGCTCCGACCAGATTGATATAATGCCCACAAATAACATCTAGGGCATCCTGTCCAACCATAGAGACAAACTTATTCTTTAGGTGTGGGTAGCATAGATTAGTGTACTTGTCTAACTCGCTTTCTGTTGCTGATGCTTGTGGTAGATAAGTTCTTAGAAGCTCCATTATCTGACTGAGATTAGGCATCTTCTCAAATTTAAATGGTATAGATTTACATACTTCTGAAACCATCCAATCCTGGTATCCAGCGTTTATTATATCCTTTGCCCATAGATTCATTGTTGATTGAGTAGGGCCATACTGGAAGCGCAGAGACATATCCTTTAAGCTGTTCTCAGCAGCAGCAGCTTGCACTTCGGAGCTCTTATCTGAACTTCTAAGTCTATCTATTGCTTTAGTGTCGTTCCATGATTGCATAAATTTAAGCGTTGATCCGATACTCATAGAAACCTCTTTTTTCTAACCTATAGCCTATTTTGTCTGATGAAGGGCATTTTACCACATATCTAGGGACATTTTACCCTATTGAATATATTTGGTTGGTTATAACAATGGCATGGGTGTTGCATACAAAAGGAACCATCTAACAAAGGATAAGCAATGAGACAGCTAACTATTGAAGACAAACAAAGGATCCTGACAGAGAGGGAATTAGGCTTATCTTACGCATCTATAGCGTCTAAGGTGGGCTTTAGTCATGGAACGATAGCAAAGGTATGCACTAAGGTCAAAAGCAAGCTAGAGGCTAAAATAGATGATAATGCACTAATTAGCGAGATCAACTATCTAAAGAAGAGCAATGAGCTACTTAAGGAGCTTTTAGTTAATGTTCTAATTAATTGATAGATACTGAAACAACTATCTAATTATTGTATGATTGCATCTCGTTGAATACATTAGAAGCATAGGCGTTAAGCGTATTGACATAAAAAATCATCGTGCTAAAAAGGGGGACATACAGGGGGTTTCTTCTGCTCCCTACTCTAGTAGTACTTACAGATAAAGATAACTACTCACTCTCTCGAGAACGACCTGCCCTTTAGGGTGAGAGCATGATGCTCGAATCGTTCTGAGAAAACAACCTGGACGGGCGGTAGAGTAAATAGCACTTACTAACTAAATTTACAGTCTAGAATCATAGTAATTATTACATACTTGATACAAATACATATCAAAGTAGATAACACTGTTTTACTAATGTAAGCTTATGGAAGTCATAAATGGGTATTATGTAAGTAGTGAGGGTAAGTTTCAGCATCGTCTAATATATTTTATGCACTATCCATCGCGTGAAAGAAGACTTCACGTACACCACATAGATGGAAACAAGCAAAACAACTCCATAGACAACTTAATAGGACTAGAGCCAGCATTTCATGAGTACGTTCACTCAATGCCAAAACTTCCATCAAGATTAGAGATAGTTGAAATGTATGATGCTTGGAGGGTAAGAGGAGTTACGATACAGAGAGTTAAAAGATCTCCAAGGTACTTTGATTCTGTTAAGGATAAGCGAAGAGAGAGGATGATTAAGAGGCAAAAAGACAGAGCAACAGAAAGAAAGCGTCAAAGATAATTAGAAAAATATCTTAGTTTACATATCACATATTAATCAGTATCTATTTACTGAGAACTGTCCAGAGTTTTACTTAGAGAGATCTAGTGAATGTCTACCCTTTGGATAGCTTAAGGGAGTGGCTTAAAACGCTGCTCTCTATTCATACCATCTAACTCGGATACTAATCATTTCACATTACATAACTATTAGATCAAACTTGAGTAGTGGTCATACAATTAAATGAACTTGTAAGTAGGCTTAAGGAACTATCAATAGAACTTGATAAGACCCCTACCTTACGTGAGTTTGTAGATTCTGGAATATCTAGAAGACAGATTGATAAGCATAAATATTCAGAGCTAGTTAGAGCAGCAGGATTAGAACCTAACAAGCATGGAACTAAATCTGAAGGTATTGAACCAGTAATTAGACCGCCAAAGATACTCGTATTCGACATTGAATGTACTGGAATGATCCTAGAGTCATATGGTCTCTACAATCAAAACCATAGTCACAAAGACATTATTGAAGACTGGAGCTTGCTATCATATGCAGCATGGTTTGTTGGTGATGAAGAAATACACTACATGGATAACCGCTATGGATCCGACTATAGAGATGATCGTCAAATAGTGGAAGGTCTTCACTATCTAATAAACGAAGCTGATTGGATCATAGGTCATAACTCAGATAAGTTTGACTTAAAGAAGTTCAACGCAAAAGCTGAGAAGTATCTACTAGATGACATTTTTGATAAGACTCAGTGGGACACTCTGAAGATGCTTAAATCTAAGTACTCTCTAGCGTCAAACTCATTAGACTATGCTGCAAAGTATTTTGATCTTAAAGAGCGTAAGTCTGGACATGGTAAGTATCCAGGTAAGATGCTTTTTGATGAGTGCAAGAAAGGCAACATGGAAGCTTGGATGGAGTTAGAGCTTTATAATAAGCAAGACGTAAAAGTTACATGGGAGCTATTTCAGAGACTAGCTAAAAAAGATAAGCGAATCAATCTACAATCATTCTATCAGAAACAGATTTGCATATGTGGTCATGAGAAGTTTCATAAAGATGGTTTCAGATTCACTAGACAGGGAAGATTTCAGATTTATAGGTGTAGCAATTGCTCAAAGACATTCACAGCTAAAGAAAATTTAATAGATAAAGATATGAGAGGAAGGTTTACCAAATGAGAATCAAGAGCTTTTCCTTAATGGGCCATAAAATTAAAGTACAGTACGTGAAGAAAATCATAGCTCCTGATGGTTCTAATCCGTATGGTATCTGTTATGTTGAAAGAAACCTAATCCAGGTATGTACAAAATCACCATCTACTAACCATGATCTACCAGAAGAGTTTGTAAACCACACTTTTTATCATGAGCTATCTCATTTTCTAATGGCACTAATGTCTAAAAACGAACTATTCCAAGATGAAACTTTTATTGATGGTCTAGGTGGTCTACTTGCTCAGTTTAATCAGACTAAAAGATGAATGAGCTACTAGACTTCCCCACAAGTTACGTACCGAGTACGGAAGAACTTGAAAGACTCGATGCGATGCAAAGACAGTGGAAGCTTTGGAGGGTAGAGCTAGTCAGAGAGTGGGACATTAAGCACTTTGACTACAATAGAAGAATGATAAGCAAGAATATATTCCACAAAGGGTGTCGAATGAATTGGAAGATATTTGTAAACGAAGAGAAAGAAATTTACTCAAAAACAAAATAGGTATATAACTCTAGCATCAAAAGATACTGGAGGTTTCATGATCAACAAGTCTAAAATCGTTTCTTTACTCATCAAAAATAAACTCCATGAGCTAGGTATGACTCAAATGGAGCTATCTAGAAGAATGGGATTTTGCAAAAACTCACAATATGTAAGCAACATTACTCGAGGTAGATGCCAGGTATCGGTTAAGTATATTCCAATTATATCAGAAGCATTAAAGATTGATGTTGATACTCTAGTTAGTGCTATGGAGCGAGACTTCAGACTAGCAATAGAGGAAGAACTATCTAAGGTTGAATCTAATCAGAATAGTTTGACACCGTGTAATTAATACTACTAGAGTTAAGTATTGCCAGTGGCATTAACATTAACTCAGTGGGTTTAATGATGATTGAAATAGGAAGTATTGAGGCATTACTGTCAGGCATTACTACGCTTAAAGACGGTTCTTGCAAAGTATCATTTGAAGTAAATCCAGATAACATTTCTGTAATTAATAAGCTTATGAGCAAGTATCTCATAGGTGAGAAGCTGTTCACTATTGGAATTGTTCAAAGCGTTAATAATCGTGAGCTAAGCGATGAGTAAGTTTAACCTAATGCTAGGCGATTGCCTTGAGCGCATGAAAGAGATTCCTGACAAGAGTGTGGACATGGTCTTAACTGATCCGCCTTATGGGACAACCCAAAACAAGTGGGACTCGGTTGTTACTCTTTCTGTACTCTGGGAAGAAATTGGTCGAATTTCTAAAGACAGTGCAGCGATTCTATTGTTTGGAATGGAACCATTCTCTAGCTCGTTGAGACTGAGTAATTTAAAAATGTTTAGATATGACTGGATATGGGAGAAAACCAAAGCCGGACAATTCTTAAATGCTAAAAGAAAACCACTAGAGGCCCACGAGGTGGTGAGCGTATTCTACAAAAATTTTCCTAAGTACACTCCACAGATGGGCCAAGGTAAACCGTACATAAAGAAAGCTGTTACGGATGGAGATGGCGATTGCTATGGAAAATTTCAGCGCACCGGATCTGTTAACTCTAATAAAGGCACAAGGTTTCCGCGCACGGTTTTAAAATTCTCCAACCCTAACAATAATAGCCTTCACCCGACACAGAAACCAGTCGACCTTCTCGAATACTTAGTCAAAACCTATACGCTCGAAAATGAAACCGTTCTTGATTTCACTATGGGTAGTGGTAGCACTGGCGTAGCTTGCAAGAATCTGAACCGTAATTTTATAGGTATTGAGCGGGATGAGAAGTATTTCGATATTGCTAAAAACAGGATTGAAAACGCATGAGTAAGTTTGAACCTGGAAATAATGCTAATCCAAAGGGCAGACCCAAAACAGCTTACAAGGAAGACTTTGATCAGCTAATGGCAAAGAAGAAAATGTTTGATCGTGGTTGCCAGATTGCTAACGACAAGTGGGAAGATATTATCGAAGCTATGGCAACACAAGCTATCAGAGGAAACGTACAAGCAGCAGTATTCATCCGTGATACTTTCATAGGCAAACCAAAAGATACAATAATACACGACACAACAGAAGACGTTAAGCATGGACTGAGACTGGCTTACTCAATAAAGAATGATCAATGAAAAAAATAGCACAGCTTCCTTGTGGTGAAATTGTTTCATGTTGGAAAAATAAAGACGGTTATCTTACTTTTAAAAAAAATGGAAAAAACATTTCTATCCATAGATACGTATGGAAGTTTTTTAAAGGTGAAATTAAAAATAGACTTACCGTAAATCATAAAGATGGAAATAAATTAAATAATGAAATTTCTAATTTAGAGCTGATGACTTTTTCTGAAAATTCAAAACACTCATGGGAGAACGGATTAGCAAGACCATGCAAAGGTGAGGGCCATGGTATGGCCATACTGGACAATATTAAAGTGTTGACTATTTTAACTATGCCAAAAAAGTCTAAGAATGGAAGGGGATCTGGATTTTCAAACACCGATCTTTCTAAAGAATTTGGAGTATCTTCGACCAGGATTTGCGCCATTAGAAATGGTAGAGAATGGAAGCATATCCATGACATCATCAAAAACTAGCTTACAGGGATTTAATCCAAACGCTATCCCGTATCAGATAAAAGTAGTTAATCTAATAAGAAGAGATTGGGACTACACAAATGGTACTCCTGAAATCCTGCTAAGTGGATCATACGGATCAGCAAAATCTATTCTAATGGCTCATTTAGCTGTTACACATTGTTTATTCAACCCCGGATCAAGAGCATTACTGGCACGTAAGGCAATGCCAGATCTAAAAAGTACAATCTATAAAGAAATACTAGAGCACATCTCAGACGATCTAGTTGAGAATGTAGACTATTGGGTGAACGAGACAAGCGCATCGATTACTTTTAGCAATGGATCTGAAATAATATCTAGATCTTGGTCTGATAAAAGATACAAAAAAGGAAGGTCTTTAAAAATTTCTTTTTTAGTGTTTGAAGAATTAACAGAGAACAATGAGGAAGATAAAGAAGCCTTTATGACACTTAAGGCACGATTAAGAAGATTGCCTCATGTTAAGGAAAATGTCTTAATCGCTGCTACAAATCCTGATAGCCAGAGTCATTGGGTATATAAATACTTTTTTAATGAGAAGAAAGAAACTAGATTTGTGTTTAAGTCAATAACAACAGATAATCCATTCCTTGATCCAATATACATAAAGCAATTAAAAGAAGATCTTGATCCTATTCAAGCTCAAAGGTACATCTATGGTGAGTGGGTAGATTTAACTAAAGACAGGGTTTATTACGCCTACAATAAAGAAATAAACTACAGAGAAGAATTTAATACTGAATCGATAGATGAGCTGAGACTATGCCATGATTTTAACATAGGGCACAATAAGCCAATGAGTGCAGCAGCAGCAGTAAAGATTGGACCTGTTTATCACATACTAAAATCATTTCACATTGAAGGTGCGAGAACATCGGACATAATGGAAGAGATAGCATCCAGTGGTCTTCTAGACATATCTAGGAAAATAACTATCTATGGTGATGCTTCTGGTAAGAACAAAGACACTAGATCAATTAAGTCAGATTACGATATTATCAAATCTTTCTTGTCTAACTACAGAACAAGAGAAAATAGACCACTTCAATTTGAGATGAAAGTTCCTATGGCAAATCCTCCGATTAGGCGTAGGCATAATGTTGTCAATTCGCACTTTATTAATGAGAATAAACAAGTCAGGCTTTTTATTTATGATATGTGGCTTCATGATGGATTCATGCAAACAGCATTCAAGAAGAGTGCTGACTTACTAGAGGATGACTCACTACCTCAGCAGCACGTAACAACTGCTATTGGTTACATGATTGACTACGATATAAATAGGGGATCATCACAATCTTCAACAATTCAACTGTAAGGAACATATGCTAAAACAAAGACGTAAAGAAATCATTGAGTATATCAAGAAAAACAAATCATTCCTGGATAGAAATACAGAAGCCCTAGATATTTATGAAGGCAACTTACTGCCATACATTGATAGGATCCTAAAAGAATCTCTATCAGAGAACTATTATAGAGCTATTAAAGACAGAGTTTTACCTATTAACATTCTTCAAAGATACGTTGATAAGGTTTCTTCTACATACTCAAAGTGTCCTAAAAGAACTTCAGACAATCCTAATCATCAAGCTTTTGTAGATTACTATGCTGATGAAATGAGTATCGATAACTCTGGTCATGTAGCCGATGCTTACACAAATATATTCAAAGGATTTGCATGGGAACCCTACATTGATAACAGAGGTAAACCAGCTCTTAGGGAGCTTCCATTTAACTCATTTCTAGTAATGAGTGATTCTAAAGTTAATCCAGAGGAAGAAACAGTTTTTATTAAGCTAATGGGTAAGATGACTGATGATGATGAGTCTATGCTAGTTCATGTTTACACTGATACAGAGTTTGATGCTTTTTATTTGAACGAGAATGAGGCTACGGAATACTTAATCGATAACCAGGGCATGAATCCTATTGGTGTTATCCCCTTTGTTTACGGTAAGAGACAGAAAAATAGACTACTCCCAGTATTAGATTCTGATATGCTCAAAATCTGTAAGGCCATTCCTGTAATGCTCAGTGATGCTGCTGGAGCTCAAATGTTCCAGTGCTTCTCTATTCTTTATGGTGTTGATGTAAACTTTGATAATGCAAAAATGTCACCTAACGTGATCTGGTCGCTTAAGTCTGATAAAGATAGCGACAAGACACCACAAGTAGGAACTATTAAGCCAGAAGCTGATACTCAAAAAGTAGTTGATTTTGTAACTACAATCTTCACTCTATGGCTAGAGACTAAGGGTGTAAGAGTAGGATCAATTGGATCTATGGATGCTGGGAATACTTCGTCTGGTATTGCTAAGGTAATTGATGAGCTAGATATCTACGAGATCATGAAGAAATCACAAGAATGGTTTGAGAAAGATGAGGCTGAATTGTGGTGCGTTAAGATGCCTAAGATTCATAACTATTGGATCAAGTCTGGAATGGTTAATCCTGCTGATGTTCCAGGGTTAATTCCTGATGGTGAAGAGCTTGATATTGATATTGAGTTTGAAAGACCAGAACCAATGAAGTCACGCATTGAATTAATTAATGAGATTAAGGCAGAAATTGAGCTAGGAACTATGACAATGGAGCAAGCTATTAGAGCTCTCCATCCAGAGCATGACATAGATACTATGCAAGAAACACTTAACGGAAGAGTGATTAATTAATGGCAAATAAATGGACTAGGGAGAGAATTAAACTCCCAAAGACATTCACACCAAAAGAAAGAATTAAGATAGCTGATGTTATCTTAAACCATATTGTGGCCAGAACATTAAGTGGGGAAGATAAGAACAATAAAAGCTTTAAAGAATACACTCCAGGATATGCTGATAAAAAAGGCGTAGGTGTTGGTGATGTTGACTTAACTTTGTCTGGTGAAATGCTCGAAAATCTAGAGCTAGTTAATCACTCTAGCGGAGAGATAGTTATAGGCTACAAGTCACCATCCGATGAGCTTGCTGGTAAGGTAGAGGGTAACAGAACAGGATCCTACGGTGGAGAACCAAACAAGAAAAAAGCTAGAGACTTTCTTGGAATAGATCCAGACGATCTAGATGTTATCATCAGTGCATTTGAGAGTGATAATGGAAGTGATGGAGTCACACAAAATGATATTGACGCTTTAGCAAAACAACTTGCTGATGAGCTCATAGGTAACTGATGGATAATGAAACGAGGATAAACGCTATTAAGCGTAAGTTTGCTGTAAAGATCAAGATAGCTCAAAGAGAAGCAGCTAAAGAGATGGCAAGTCTTATTGTTGAGATGATTAAGCTCAGAACTAGATTCGCAGGACAGGGAACAAATGGGGATCTTAAAGAGCTTAGTGAATCGTATATTAAACAAAGAAGAGGAGAGTTATCATTCTTTACAACTCCTGATGGAAAAAAAATTCCTTACAAACCAAAGAAAAAACCATTACTTCATCCTGATACTTCACCATCAGAGTCTAACTTAACGGCAACTGGTCAAATGCTGGACGCTCTAAAAGGTAAGTCTGTAGATACTAAAGCTACTGTTATCATTGCACCAACTAAAAGAAAAAAAGAACTAAGTGGAGCAAAGTCTAAGTTAAATAATGACCAGGTAAGGAAGTATGTAGAAGATGGTGGTAGAGAGTTTCTTAAACTATCACCAGACGAGAGAGATGAAGCTATTGACATGGCTACTCAGATATTGAAAGACAAATTAAGCAGCTTGTTAAAATAGTTTGACAAGTAAATTTTAACGGAGAATTATTAGATGAGCGATCAAAATCAGGACAGTGTCCAAACTCAAGCATCCAGTGGATCAACTGAGACATTAACTACAGACAAAGTAGCATACGAAACTTACAAACGAGTCTTAAACGAAGCTAAGAAGCTCAAAGAGCAAAACAAGCTTCTGGAAGATGAGAGAAATAAGGTTCATGAGTCAAAGCTTAAAGAGCAAAATGAGTGGAAAGCTTTAGCTGAATCTTACCAGAAGAGGTTAGAGGAAACATCTCACAAGCTTAATGAGCAAGAGCAATCTATTGTTAATGGGATGAAATACCAGGAGTTTGAGAAACATCTTGGAGGTCGTTTAAAAAACAAGGATTATGCTACGTTTATCGATTTCGATAAAATTGTAATGAATCCTGAAACAAAGAGAGTAGACGAAGAATCCGTTAAGGGTGTCGTTTCTGGCTTTGTTAAGCAACACTCGAGTCTAGTTGATTTTGAGAATGGAGCAAGGCTACCAAATGAAGCAGCAAAGGGCTCTTCTTTTGGTTACAAGGATCCATCAAAAATGACAGCTACAGAGCTTGCTGAAGAGATTAAAAAACTAGGTAAACTTTAATATAGATCATGGAGGTCTACGATGGCTGATGCTAACATGGGGAACACCGAACTAGGTGCAACCAAAGCAACTTTAATTTCTAACATGGTTCAACGAGAACTAGCTTTCGCAGCTATGCTTCGTCAAACTGTAACAGACGTATCTCAGTACGCTATCAAGGGTGTTAAAACAATTAACTTCCCTAAGCTAACTTCTTTCAGTGTTGGTAACAGATCTGAAGGTGTTCTAGGTGAGACAACAGCTCTTACTGCTTCTGTAGACTCTCTTAACCTTGACGTAAACGCTTACGTTTCTTGGGCCGTAGATGGTTTCACAGCAAAACAAATTACTATCGATGGACAACTTGAAAGTATCCGTTTGGCTTCTGCTGCAATGGGTCGCTATGTTGATACGCAAATTATCAGCAAACTTGCTTCTGTTGCTGCTTCATTCATTAACGTTGGTACTGATGCTGATGTAACTTACGCAAACCTACTTGCTATGCGTAAGACACTTCTTAAAGCTGATGCTGTTCTAGCTAACTGCGTGATCATTGCATCACCAGCTCAAGAGGCTGTTCTCATGGGTCTAGCAGAATTCAAAGACGCTGCTGCTTACGGTGCAAACGCTGTTGTGCCAAATGGTGTAATCGGTAAAATCCTCGGTATGCCTATCTACGTTCATAATGGTCTTGCTGATAAGCAGCTATTTATGTACGAAAAATCTGCAATCGCTATCGGTTTCCAAAAAGAAGCTGAGTACGGTTCTCAACCATTCATCGAGCTCGGTGTTGGTGCTGAGCGATCTGCTGTAGATATGTACTTTGGTCTTGCTGGTCAACAGCTTGCTCTTAAAGGTGCAGCTTCTGGTAAGTCACCTCTAGTAATCGGTCTTAACGACTAATTAAATTAAGGAAGGAGAGAGTAGAGATACCCTCTCCTTTTTTCTAATGGATAAAACACCATCGATAATTAAAAGTTACCTAAAGGCTAAAACTCCTGAAGGTCTAAAACTTTTGATGATTAAAAATAATATAGAAACAAATTCTTATTATTCTTACTCAGTTATATTTGATGGATCTTCATGGTTTGCCTGGTATGACTTTGACGCATCTTTAATGATCGAGAAAGAAACAAGTAGGCTTTTGAATGGCAAACAGTAAAGACATTTATAGACCATCTACTAATGGGCTTTCTAAAGTAGCTGTCATGCAAGATGGTGATACTGGTCTCTTAGACGGTATTAATTACGATGACATTCAAGCAACGTATCCAAACGCTACCACAGAAAATTATGAGTACTATCTAGACTCTATTCTTCAAGCAACTATACAGGTAACATACACTGACTCTACAAAAGGTATTCTCTTAAGAGCTAGGAGGGTATAGTGGGTTTTAAATTAAATCCAATAACTGGAAAACTTGACCTGGTTGGTGAATCATCTACAACACCATTAGTCATAGACGAGTCAGAAAATACGCTTCTAAATGTTCTAAGTGTTTCTGGTGACTTCACTATAGACGGTGATTCATCTATTAGAATTAAAAATGTAATAACCACAGCAAATAATTATATAATTCAGACAGTAACAATAAATAGCGATGGAGAACTTATTATAGGTTCTTCTTCTACGTTAGAGGTAGCATGAGTCAAATCAAATTAGAAATTGGATCAGTACCAGCAACACCGCCAACAGGCTATATCGCTGTCTATCCAAAGTCAGATAAGAAAATCTACATTAAAGACGACACCGGAACAGAAACTGATATTACAACAATCTCGTCGGGTGGTGGTGTAACAACATTCAACACTAGATCGGGTGCTGTTGTTTCAGTATCTGGTGATTATACCGCTTCGGAAATAACTAACGTACCTCATGGTACTATCACTCATATCCAAGTGCAGGGAGCAATTAACCACCTTGAAGATAATAAAGCACCAATTACTCACGTAGGAAGCAAGGGTGTAGCTAACCATGGTGTAGCTGATGGAACTGACGCTGGTTTTATGTCACCTTCAGACAAGACAAAACTTGATGGTGTAGCCTCTGGAGCAACTGCAAATGATACTGATGCAAATTTAAAGAATCGTGCTAACCATACTGGAACTCAAAACAGTGGGACAATTTCAGACTTCAACTCTGCATCAGACGCTAGAGCTGCTTTAGCTGTTGCTTCTCACGCTGCTGCTGCTGACCCACACCCTAACTACGCATTAAGCACAGAGTTAGATGCTGGTATAGCTACAGCAGAAAATAGAGCTAACCATACAGGAACCCAAGTAGCTTCTACAATTTCTGACTTCGATGCTGCTGCTCAAGACGCTGCTGTTGATAACATAATCACAAGCGGAGTAGAGAGAATAGCTCCTTCACAGGATGCTGTTTTTAATGCTTTAGCTGCAAAGGTTTCTAAGACAGGCGATACAATGGATGGCCCATTAGACGTTGTTGGAGATCTTTTGGGAACTGGTCATATCATTTTAAGACCACAAGACAATGCTCCATCTGTACCTTCAAGTGGTGTAGCTCTCTATTCTGACACTTCAGAACAACTTACATGGCTCAATCAAAACGCTTTTTATTCAACGATTGATTCTAGCAATATCTCAGACAATAGAGTTTACGGTCTTCCTGATATTGACGGTGACTTCATGATAGATCCGACCGTTGCTGTCGGTGACACTATCTATAAAAATAGCTCGGGGATAACTGACAGGCTCCCTATCGGAAATGAATCAGATATTTTAAGAGTACAATCTGGAGTACCTGTATGGTCTGAAGAAAATTTAGGTCAAGACTTTGGTGGTGGCTCAGACGGTAGTGTAACAATAACTGGGACGCTAACATTAACTGGGCCAGCATATTACGACACTCTAACTATGGCAGCGGGTGGATCAATCATAACATCTGGATATCCTGTTTACTGTAGAGTTCTTAACCTATCTAACTGTGATGTCGGAGCTATTCGGTGGAACGGAAATAACGGACTAAACTCTACAACTCAAGCAGGTGTTACAGGTGGTGCAGTACTAACAGGAGCAATGCTCGGTGGTGCTTCAGTAGGTGGAACTGGAGCCGCTTCTAACATAAATACAGCAGGTGCCTTAGCTGCTGCTGTCACAAATGCTACTCCTTCAAATGGTGGAGCAGGCGGTAACGGTGGGGCTGGTGGAGCTGGAGCCGCTGGAGCTGGTGGAGCATCAAGAGCTGGTGGCACATCTACTCTATTTGTAGAGTTCGATAGATTCGAGCAAGCTTTCCTTAGAGGATCATCTTCTATGGTAGGAGGCGCACCTGGGCCTGGTGGATCTGCTGGAGCTGGATCAGTTACCGTAGCTGGGCGAGGCGGTGGCGGAGGTGGATCAGGTGGGGGTGTTGTCGCTATATACGCCCAAGAAATTGTCACCTCAGCATTAACTCCGTCTGGAGCTATTCATGCCGCTGGAGGAAATGGGGGAGCTTGTAACGGAACTCCTGTAGTCGACGCAGGCGGTGGAGGCGGTGGCGGAGGAGGTGGAGGCGGATATGTCTACATTGCAT